AGATATAGCTAGTGTAAAAGAACGTGTTGATAGTGAAAACAAAGACGGACATTATGATTATGAGTTTGACGGTGAGAAATTTGATACTGCGGACGAAGTATTAGAAGCAGTTGGAGAATGGGAAGCACTGGACTGCAACTTATCCTATGACGCGGGATATGTAGCGGGACTTAGTTGGGCAAAGATATATATTGAAACACAAAACAAGAGCAAGCTAAAGTCGGTATGGGCTAGACTAAAACCGAAATTACGCACTAAAGGATCATTATGAATAGAATTAAATTTTTAATATGGAAATATAAATTACCTTTTAGAATTTTTAAATTAAATATGTATAACAAATATAAAAGAAAATGAAAACTTTAATTATGCTTTACGGGGTTATAGGTTTTATATTTGTTGTTACTGGTTTTATTTATTACGGGGTTTTGTATATCCTTGACAAATAAAAGATTATAAATAATAATTAAGTAATTAATTTATTACGGGAAGGTGATAACTATGTGGGAATATCCAGAACGGCTAGAAAAATCTAGCACTAATGAAATAACAGTATATAAAAATAAAATTAATGGCGCTTTAATATTACATGACGCGAATGACTTTGCAAACAAGCAAGTTTATATCGGTTATGGAATACAAGAAGCTAAAAGACAATTTAAAAAACATTTAAAGGGGATAGCGTGAAAACATTAACTAAAGAACAACAACACGAATTAAGTAAAGTGCAATTATTTAATATAATATTTGATACTAATTTTAAAGTGTATACAGATGATTACAAAGACTGGAACGGCATAAAACTGGCGGAACATGTAAAAGAAAGTAATTGGGAAGCGCCAGACACTAAGCCAGTAATACACGGCTTAGTTAGACGGGTAAGCCCTAACGGAATGAATAGACAAATTAGTTTTCACATGGCTAGCGGAAGCGAAATTTTAGACATTACTTATTTAATGAGTTGGGTTATAGATGAGAGAGAGCCGAAGCAAGACAAGTATGGAAGGAATATTTTACGCGTGCATGGAACTGGAATGGATATGGTTTTCCACATGGTTTATACGTTGGGGATAATTTTATTTCGTGGCTTAGAGAGTGACATTGACCGCGCGGGGTATATGATTAGACATAGCCATTTATAATTATGTGCGCTTCATTGTAGCCCTTATACGTATGTAAATAGCGCACAAGCAATAAGCCCGCTAGGTATCCGCCCGATAGTCTTAGCGGGTTTTTGCTATATATATCTAAAATCGATACTTGTTTTATACGGATCATGGTTATATAATTAGCTTATGTATACGGGAAGGAAATACAATGAAATTAATAGATAATTGTAATAGTTATATGCTTGACTACTTTGGACTTAATTGGACAAAGTTTAATAAATTGCTAAGGTTTTTTAATCGGTTGAAGCATTTTAAATATAAATGGCGCTTGTTTGGTTTAGCTATTTTTATTTATTTATTACCTAAATTTATATTTTTTAAACTTAAATTATATTTATATATCAAACCTAAATGGTTTATAGAAGGTTTAAAGAATAAATATATTAAACGTAAGAGTTACGGCTATAACGGTTATGAGACTTATAGCGAATATGACAAAGAGCGCCAGATTGACTGGGGAATGGATATGTATAAATAATGAATGTAATTATATTATTGTTTTTAATTGCTTTTGCGTGGTATCTATCGGGACTAATGGCGGATAGTTACGCATTAAAAAAACGCATTAGAGAATTAGAAAAAACACTAGAGCGAACCAAATTAGAGTTAGAGAGTATTATTGATAATCAAGCAATAGAATTAAATTATTATCAAGAACACTACGGCTAACCAGTAACACAACAACAGAGAGAGAGCGGGACAAGTAGCCCGCTTTTTCTTTATGTAAAATCGTATTTCGTTTTGTATGGATCCCCGTTAGTTTTTTAAAAAATAGTATGCGGTTAGACTTGCGAACGCATAACAACACAGACGCGCGCACAACGTAGACGAACACGCGCATAGCACAACATACAACCGCACACGCATAACACACGCATATATATAACCCCCATACCTTAACCGAAGCCGTGCGGAAATGTATATGAATACGTCAATGTTTATGTGGTAATTTGTGGAGGTGGCAGGATTTGCACCTGCGTTGAGTTAGTTAAGGTTGGAACAAACATCTAACTGCGATCTAAAACACCCCCGTAGACAGTATACTATATATAGTGGTACTATATGTGGTATATTACAAGATATAGTGCAGTCGCACTAATATCTGTAATCTTACAGTCGAGTAGTCGTTGTAGGTGTAGCTAACCCTGTGTCACTCCCAACCCAAACCAGTTTATTAAGTGTAGTAACGTTTTTGCTCTCTCTCTAATAAATAAAATGTGAGGAATGTGGCTCAACCCACGACTAAGGCGGTCCTGCTAATCCAACCTTCTAAACGAGATCCTGAACTTGTGGTACTTGTATAGGCAGGAATACCACAATGCTTGTTCCTGTATGCTACACTATACCATATAGATATGTCAAATAAAGAAAAAAACACACTTTGTACAGCTTCTGATTGTGTGTCCCCTTTACCAGAAGGTAGGCAAAAATACTGTAGCGACAAGTGCGCTAACAGAGTAAAGAAGAGGGCATATAGGGCAAAGAAGAGTGCAAAAGATATACAGGTTGTAAAAGACGTAGATCCAAACATACAGAAGCGTAGGGGAGACTACTACGCCATTATGAAGAAAAAAAATTTTTTTAACGACATTTTATCAGGTAGCAAAACTAAAAAAGAAATTGCCGACATACTGAACTGTAGCCAAGCAACTGTTAGTAGGGCTATGGCAGCGTATGTAGAAGATATGGCAAAAGAAGCAGAGTACGAAAAACGTACAAAAGCGGTTGTGGGGGAAATCCAGGAAGCGGACGTAGACGACTTTGTAAAATTTAGAGATGATTACTTTTTAACAGAACAAGGTAAGAATTATGAAACACCTGACTTTCAAAAGAAGTGGATTGGTGCTATCTTAGATAGTATAAAACATGGGAACAGGTTAATGATACTGTCACCACCTAGACATGGTAAAACAGACTTGTTAACACACTTTTGCGTATACATGATATGTAAAAATCCTAACATTCGTATCATGTGGTGCGGTGGTAACGAGGATATTGCAAAGAACAGTGTTGGTGCGGTATTAGACCATTTGGAGAATAATGAAGGACTTATCCAAGATTACGGAGACTGGGACGGATTTAGACCTGCTAATCGTTCAGGAAAAAGTTGGTCGTCCAGTCAATTTACTGTTGCAACTAGAACAGTCTCTGGTATTAAGTCGCCAACTCTTGTCGCAATTGGAAAAGGAGGTAAAATCCTTTCCAGAGACGCAGACCTTATTATTGCAGACGACATCGAAGATCATGGAAGCACTGTGCAACCAAGTGCTAGAGAAAACACCAGGAACTGGTGGACCACAACGCTACAGTCAAGAAAAGAGGAACATACAGGAATGGTCGTCATTGGATCAAGACAGCACCCAGACGATTTATACCATCACCTCTTAGAAAACAAAGCATGGGAAAGTATTGTAGACCGTGCGCATGATTTAGAAGTACCACTAGAAGATGAAACTATAGACCATACAGAACACATGTTATGGTCAGGCAAGCGTTCTCATAAATGGTTATTAGAACAATTAGCTGCAGCAGAGACAACAGGTGGTAGAAATATATTTGAAATGGTCTATCTTAACAAAGCTATACCAGACGGTATGAGTTTGTTTACAGCAGAAGCAGTAGATAGTTGTTTAGATCCATCACGTAAGTTAGGTGACATACCACCACATACAACACTTATTGCAGGATTAGATCCCGCAAGTACGGGATACCAGGCAGCAGTGTTATGGGCGTATAATGTAAAAACACAACAAGTATGGCTTGTAGATATAAAAAACGATCAAGGCGGTGGTATACAAAAAGCACACGCATTAATGAAAGAGTGGTATGACAAGTATTGGTTATCACATTGGATAGTAGAAGAAAACGGTTTTCAACGTGCTATAGGACAAGACAGAGATATACGTAACTGGGCAGCAAGTCACGGTGTCAGAATAGAAGGACATCAAACCTATAAAAACAAATGGGATCCTACATTCGGTGTTACCAGTATGGTAGGTATGTATGAAAACCAAAAGATAAATTTAGCATGGGGAGACGCTGCAACAAAACGTAAAGTAAATATTTTTAGACAACAGCTTATATATTTTTCACAAGCAGGTGCAAGTAATTCACGTAATGTTAAAACAAAAACTGACTTAGTTATGGCAAGTTGGTTTCCAATGAAACGTATACGCACAAACGTAAAAATGATGTTAGCTGAAGCAGAGAGCGACTATACTCCTTCTTATAACTATTATAAGCAGAGTGAATACAACGAGGTTTTTTGGTAATGGTTTTAACACCTGACGAATTATTAATTAAAACTGACGACTTAAAAGGCATGCACGAACATAGTGGACACTATGAGTATCGTGATAGAGTTCGTTCTATTATGAACGGTGGAAGCAATGGTATAGCAGCATTGTTAGGTGAGAGCGCAAAAAACTATGATATAGATTTACCTGTACCTAATCTTATAAATTCAGGATTAGAACACTTAGCACAAAAATTAGGACGTATGCCCGACATCAAAGTTGATCAGTATGCAGACAGTGAACGTGCTAAAAACAAAGCAGAAAAATTAGAGCGTATTGTAACTAACTTAGACAGTTACTCTAAGATGGATATGCAGTTACCACAGGCAGCAAGATGGCTACCTGGTTATGGTTTCTGTGTATGGATTATAAGACAGAAGATGTCACCAGATGGCGTAATGTATCCTCATGCAGAACTACGAGATCCGTATGACTGTTATCCAGGATATTATGGACCTGACCAAGATCCAAAAGAACTTGCATTAATACGACTTGTTCCTAATGCAGTTATAAAACAAATGTATCCACAAGCAAACGTTGCTATAGATGAAAGCAGTCAGTTTCCTTCTGGATATAGTAAGTTTAAATACCATGATGGTTTCCAAAGAAGTTGGGATAACCATTTAGCTGATGGTACAGAATTAGTAGAATACTATGACGAAGATGGTACATACGTATTTTTACCAGATACAAAACAAATATTAGATTTTACACCAAATCCATTAAAGTCAGGACCTCGCTTTGTTATATCAAAGAGATTTAGTTTTGACAGACTAACAGGTCAATATGACCATGTATTAGGTTTGATGGCAGCTATGGCAAAGATTAACGTCTTATCCATAATTGCTATGGAAGATAGTGTATTTACAGAAACGAATATCGTTGGTGAATTAGAGAGCGGGAACTACAAACGTGGTAGATTTGCAGTCAATTACTTAACACCTGGTTCACAAGTTGCTAAACCACCTAACAATGTTCCGTATCAGTTATTTACACAAATAGACAGAATAGAACGACAATTACGTGTTGGTTCTAGTTATCCAGTCAGTGATGACGCTATATCTCCTAACTCGTTTGTAACAGGTAGGGGATTGCAAGAGTTACTATCGTCTGTTGATCTAAACGTAAAAGAATATCAGTTAGCATTAAAAACAGCAATAGAAGAAATTGATTATAAACGTTTAGAGATGGACGAAGCACTTAATGGCAATAGTAAAAAACCATTAGCAGGATTTCTAAAAGGCACAGCGTTTGCAGAACAATATACACCTAGCGCAGACATATCAGGTATGTACAAGACTAGACGTGTGTATGGTGTAATGGCAGGTTTTGATGAACCAACAAAGATTGTCTCTGGATTACAATTATTACAAGCAGGTATTATAGACAAAGAGACTTTGCAAGAAAACATGGACGGACTAGATAACGTACAAAAGATTAACGATAGAATATTAAAAGACGAAGCAGAACGTACATTGTTTGAGACACTTAAAGTGCAAGCAAGTCAAGGCGATCCTAAAGCAACTATGGCGCTTGTACAGATATATAAAAATCCAAACTCTATGCAATCTATACTTGACAAGTTTTACACAGCAGAAGAACCAGAGGTACCAGAAAATGAAGCTGCATTATTAGAGCAAGCATTAGGTGGCGGACAAGCACCAGTGCCACAAGGACCTGCACCAGATATACGATCGTTATTACTAGGAGGTGTACAAGGTGGCTAATTCTTTCAATGAAAGAGAAGTTAACAATTACAAATTTAGTGAAATAGTAAATAACTGTTTAGTAGATGTATGGCAAAAAACTGAAGAAGCTATAGCAGACCATGAAGATGAAATGTATGCAGAAGAGCCAGTAATTACAGATATGCCACAAGGCATGGTAGTTCAATATATACCTAATGGTCTGTTAATTTGGTTTGGAAAACAGGAGGATATGAATGGCGAATGGTAGTAGTAGAGAACGTGGCAGAAGAGGTGGAGTAAAAAGACCTGCTGCTGTTTCTGGACCAGGAAGACTTGCAAGGAGAACTGATGGTCAAGCACCTAGCATAGAAGATGTTAGAGGTATGGTTACTGAAAGTGCAGGAGAAGAAAAAGCACTTGTAGAACAAGTAAGGCAAGGTAACGTAGAACAACCTGCTGCAACAGTTGCTGCACCTGCAGAACAACCACAACAAGAATTACAACCTTTACCACCAGCAGTAGGTGATATATTTGCACAAGGTGATGGTACACCTATAAATACACCATCTAGTATGCAAGCACAAGAAAGTAGCTTATTAGAACCAGATGATGTTATGTTAATTAGGGCAATGGCACAAATAAATCCTTCATCAGAACTTATAAGTTTATTACAGTTTGCGGAACAAAAAATAAATAGAACGCCACAACAATTCGGATAACACATGGGTGTATTTCATTTTGACAATCCTAAGTCAGAACAAGACTTATATAAAGAGTTACAAGCTAGAAAAACACAATGGAACAGAGCGCAAGCTAGTGTAACAAAAGAAGACGCACAACGTGCAACAGCAATAGCACAGTTGTATCCTAACTTTTCACCAGATGTTATTACATCTCTTACAATGCTACAAGTAAAACCAGAAGCAGAAGTTTTGCGTACATTGTCAGAAAGAATATTAGAACATAATAAAAAATCATTAGTAGATAAAGTATTCGATCCATTAAAAGGTGCAGTTAGATTTGGATTACTTGCTTTAGAAGATTTATATAGAACATCTGTAGATAGACCAATTAACTCTATGATTGCTGCAACTATAGGTGACAAAGCAGAGGATCTTACATTTGCAGACGCATACAAGCAGTCAGGTAAATCAACCGTTAGACAAGTGTTTAGTAATTTAGCACAAGGTAAAGAGGTTAATTTAGGTGACGGTTTGTTACCAAACTCTGATGTATTTGATCCAGACAATCCAAACAGTAAATATTATGACGAATATAAATATCTTATACAATCTGGTTTTGACAATACACGTGCGCAAAACATTATACAAAATCAATTAGGTTCTGCTATTACAGAAATAGATAGACGTATGCAAGAAGACAGTGGTCAGTTTACTATTACAAGACAATTAGGAACTGGTGAAGAAGTAGCTGTACCTATATCTTTAGGTAGAACAGTTGCATTAGGTATGACAGAACCTGGCACAAAAGGTTTTAACGTTGTATCAGGATTATTAGACGCAGGTAAAGCATTGTTTTTAGATCCTGCAAACTATCTTACATTAGGCGCAGGCGCATTAGCTAAATCAAGAAAAACACTTGCACCTAGTGACAACCTTATAAACATGATTAAAAAAACTGATACAAAGTTTACAGACGCAGAAAAAGCACAATTAGGTCTAGTTAAAAGAGGTTGGGGATTACCGTTTTTGTCACCTAAATCTGTTACAGATTATTTAAACAAAGATCCAGGCGGTATGAAGTTTGTAAAATATTTATCTAATTTGCAATCAGAAAGCAAGTTTATGGATATTACAGGCATAACAGATCCAAAAGTAGTACAACGTTTTATGAATATATCACAAGACTTTACTAAGACAGCAGACGAAAAAGTTATAAATATGGCAGAACTCGTAGATCAGTCTATAGGTTTTAGAGATTTACCATTTGGAACAACAAAACCTACTGTAGGTGCAATAGGTAGATTTTTAGGCGGTGCAACAGAAGCAATATCTAAAAACGTACCTGAAGGCACAGGTCAGTTGTTTGGTGCAAAAAAAGTTGTAAAACTGTCAATGATGGATAGCAATAGTAGAGCTGCACGTATTATGGCAACTTATACTAAAGATTTACCTGCACGTTATTTAGATAGCGAAAATATAGAACAATCTTTTGATGAAATAAAAAAATGGTTAGACAATTCTGATTTAAACAGAAATACAAAAGACAGATTATTAAAAGAAGCTATGGTATTAGAAAATGGTGATCAAGCAGGTTTATTCAGAATTGCTACTGAAATGTTAGATGAGGTAGGTAAAGACTTAGTAGATAACTATAAAGTTGACGCAAGAGACGCTGCAGCATTTACACGTATATTTAGTGAAACATTTGATGACATGCGTAAATACTTTATAGACGCATACACAGGTCAGAATGTTAGGCATGCAGGTATGAAAATGAAACCAGTTGTAGTAGAAGGTAAAATGAGACCAATAGCAGACGCACATCTTACTACAGAATTTATTAATAGAACTATACCTATGCCAGACGCAGGACAACTAGCTAAAGCTATGAACTCTATGTCAATACTTAGAAATAAATTAGGCGGTACAAAAGCATTTGATGATTTTATAGGAAAATATCCTAAGTCAATGCAAAAAGGTATTGTTGGTAAAAATATAGATTGGTATTACACAGAGTTTTGGAAACCTGCTGTATTGTTACGTGGTGCATGGTTGCTACGTGTAGTTGGAGAAGAACAACTACGTATGTATACAAGAGGTTATGACAATATATTTTCAAGACCATTGTCTTTAATTTCTTTATCTTTACTTAAAAAAACAGACGCTGCACAAGCAAAAAGATGGACACAAAAAGATGTAGAGTTCAAAGATTTGTTTGGAGATCCACTAGCAGAAAGTTTAGAGTGGAAACAAGGATCTTCACGTATGCGTGGTGCTAACAACAATGACGAAGCATTTGGTGGTGCGCAAAGATCACAAAGAAGACAACAAGGTAGGCGTAAAAAAGCAGGACCTCATGATTACGATATATTAGAAAAAACACAATCTTTTGCAGGACTAAATGCAGGAGATAAAGCAAGTGCAAATAAATTTGTAAGAGCATGGACAAATGAAGTAGCAAAAATATATCAAGATGATTTATACGAATTGTTATTTAAAGGTAAAAACAATCCAGTAGCAAGACAAAACAAATTAAAAGAATGGGTAAAAGGCGAAAGTCCTGCAGCTAAAAAAGTAATAGAAGAGTATGCAAAAGGTGGATCAAGATATGAAGATATTATGCAAACAGCAGGTGGTAGATATGTTTACGCTAAATCTGTAGAAGCTAGGTTACAGCAAGTAGCAGGCGGTGCTTTTGATGAAGACCTTGCAGTGTTAGATGATTTATTAAATAAATTTGATTTTGATGAAATAGATTTTAGTAAAAATCCGTTTCCGTTGCGTATAGATAGACCACGTAATGAAGATTTATACGACATGATGATAAGTGGTAAATTAGGTAAGATTGCAAAAGAAAGCGATAAAGGCGTATGGATAAATAATCCTACACCGCAACAAATTAAACAAGCTACAGAAACTATAGAAGTTGGTGGTGAGATGAAATATTTTATTCCTGAATTAGATGGTTTAACTGGTATAGAAACATTAGATGATTTGTTTGCAATATTTGGAAAAGGTTTTACAAAGCTAGATGACAAGTCTATGCGTAAAGCAGCTAATAAATATTACGACACAATTATAGAAGAATATGGAGATAGCTTACCAGAACTTGTTACAGCACCTATAGAAGGTACTTTATTAGATGATAGTAAATGGTTAGAACGATTTATAGAAAATGGCTTTGACGTTATTATGGGACAACGTACAGATAACGCTTCAAGATCACCAGTATTTAGACAAGCATATTGGCGTGCAGTTTATGACTTACTACCACGTATGACACCTGCTATGCGTACAGTTTTATTAGAAGGTAAAAATTATAGAGCAGGTGGTAAAACAATAAAAGTGTCTGGTGCAAGAAAATCTAATATACCTAACGAAAATTTACTAAGCAGTATAAAAGCTGATATAGGTTTACCTGCACAAAAACTACGTAAAGCAGATACAGAAATAAATTTAGATATGTTTGAACGTAGAGTAAAAGAATTAAACGAAGCAGACGCAAAACTAGGAACTAAGTTTGTAGACAACACAGATGAAATACAAAAGATGACAAATGACTTACAAAAAGTTAGAAGAAAAGGTCAAGCAGAAATAGACGATATAGATGACAAAATTGCTAATGCTATAGACGAAGATGAAATACAAGCATTAACAAAACAAAAAGATGATCTTATTCGTGATTTAGATAATTACACAGCAGAAGAAGGTAGAGAAATAGAATATCTAGGAACTCTTGCAGGTTTTGATGATGGCTTTATAGACGCAGAATATATTGACAATTTTGCTAAATCTATTGCATTGTCAGAGCTACAAGACTTACTTTACGATCTAAGTAAACGTAGTAAGATAACCTACAATCTTAGAGGTATATTTCCTTTTGGTGAAGCATACGTAGAAATATTAACTACATGGGCAAAATTATTAAAAGAAAATCCAGAAATAGCTAGAAGAGGTCAAGTAACAGTACAAGCACTTAGAGACGAAAATCCATTTAGTCCTGTAGAAGGTGAAGGATTTTTAGCTGAAGATGAAATAACTGGTGAAGAAGTATTTTATTATCCAATAGTTAATGAGTTAGTATCTGACGCATTGTTTGGTGCAGACAGAAATGTTGGTGTACGATTACCAGGATATGCAGGTTCTCTTAACTTAGCATTAGAAGTTGTGCCTGGTATTGGTCCAGTAGCAGCTATACCTGCGTCATTTGTACTAGAAGGTACACCTAAATTTGAAGAGACACAAAAGTTTTTATTTCCATACGGTTTACCAAGAGTAAAAAATATTGGTGATTTAGTACAAGAAGCAGGTGTACCTGCGTGGTTAAAAAATGCAGGACGTGCAATGTTTGCATTTAATGAAGACGCAGCACCAGGTGAGTTATCACGTATTGCTGCTAACACAACTATTGATGTATATAGAGTATTAAAAGCTAATGGTGAAGATGATATGACGCCAGAAGCACAACAAAGATTATTAGAGAAGGCACGTTCTATTGGTAAAAATTTAACTATGATTAAAGCATTTTCACAGTTTGTTGGTCCTACAGGATTAAATCCACGTTTTGATATAGGTGATCCAAGAAATGCAGGATCGCTTTACTCTATGCAAATACTTGCAGATAGATACAGAGAACTTATAGAGACACCACCTAAAGATCCAGTTAGCGGTGATTTCTTATATGCACCAGGTGATAACTATTCTGCAACTAAGTATTTTATAGATGAATTTGGTTTTAATCCTTTAGATATATCTACACCTAAATCTATTGTTGTAGAACCTAGACCAGTAGATGAACGTGGTGTACAGTTTGAAAAAGAAAATCCAGAGTTATTTGATGAATATAAACTTACTGCATTTTACGCTGTACCTAATGGCGGTGGTGGTGCTTTTGATTACGAAGCATATACAAGAACTATATACAATGAGCAAAGAGAACCATTAACACCAGAAGAATGGGTTGCTACACGTAACCAAAGATTAGGTGAGTTCTATATGGAAGAAGAGCGTATAGCTACATTACAACAATTTGATATTACTGATCCATACCAAGCAAAACAGAGAAGTAGATTACTTGCTGTTAAAAGAAATGTAGCAGCACAAAGGTTTCCTGGATTTGACACAACAATACCAGGACTACCACAACGAGGTACATTAGATCAACAATTTGATGAACTTAAAAGATGGGAAGATGAACCTAAATTACGTGGATCAGAAACAGGACAAGCTGTTGCACAAGTATTAGATTATATAAAAATACTAGAAAAGAAATCATTAGGTCGTGGATTATCAGCTAATGGTTGGCGTACATCACGTACAATGTTACTTGAAAGACAACAACTTAGAGATTTTATAGGTCAAATATCTGTTAGTAATGATGACTTTTACGTAATAGCACAAAACTTACTATTACCTTTATTCCAAGAAAGAACACAGTTCTTAGAGGATTTGGAGTACGATTATGATACAATGTTAGAATACGGTGCATATTTGCCCGTACAGCAGGGAGAAGCGTGACAGAAGAATATAAGCAAGCACTCGTAGACAGTATTAAAGCGCAAAGACAATTAGACGATAGCGCTGAATTTGCTAAAGAATTGAATGGTCTTGTTAAAGAAGGCATATCAGACGCATTGTTTATTGCAAAAGTAAATACTGCATTAGCTATATACGATCAAAGTTTAAATAGACAAGCTGAAACTGGATTAGGTATAAACAGAACAACTAAGAATGTTATGACTAACGCACTTAACGAAGCTATTGCAAGTGTTGAATTAGAAGGTAGAAACGCAGGTTACGCACCTGGACAATATACAGCATGGTTAGTAAATACACCACTTGACGTACGTGCAGACATATTAGAAGGACTTGATGTCTCTGCAGGTATAAAAGCAGCAGAAGAGAGCCAAGAGTATTTTGATTATCTTGTAGATAAGTTAGATGAATGGTATGACGCTACAGGTCAAATTGGTGCATTAGTTAAACCAGGCGGTGGTAAAGGTGTTGTATTGTTTTCATCTGGTGAATATGACAGATACAAAAAGAATTATGACAATCCAGAAGACACTATGCAAATATTTAGAGAGACTGATCCTGGTAGAACAAAAGTACCTAAAAAAGGATTTAGAACACAACCAACTGTTTTGTATGAACCAATAATGTCTGGTGATCCAGGTAAATATGAATTTAGTGGTGAGTATAACAACAGAGTAAAAGATATATCTGACAATACATACAAGACTGTTGAACAAGCAGGTGGTCAGATAACAAAAATAAATAACGAAACTCTTGAAATAGAAAAACTTACAGTTTCAGATAGTGAATATATAGCACTAGAAGAAGGTCAACTTGATGGTGGTTATACATTAATAAGAACACAAGAAGCTGCTGCAGTAGAACAAGCTAAAGCTGCATTATCAGATCAAGTAGATATTCCAGGTTACGGATTATTTGGTGGTATTACTCCTGGATATACAGTATATAAAAATCCAGACCTAGCAGCAGTATTTGAAGAAGGCAAAGAACTTACACCTGGTGATTTAGCAGCAGAGACAATAACACTTACAGAAGAACAAGCAGCTAAACAGTATGGTGGGCAAGATCACATACAAATTGGTTACAACATGTTGCCACAAGAGAGATTAGCAGTACAAACAGATTTATTACAAGCAGGTTACTTAACCTATGACGAATGGTTTTTTGAACAAGGTAGTTGGGGATCAGCAAGCCAAAGAGCTATGCTAGAAGCCATGACTAATGCTAACTATGAATTAGCAGATATTGGAACACATCTAACAGAAGAGAAAGCAAGACTATACAAGAGACCACCATTACTTCCTAAAGTATTTGTAGAGCCAAGCCCTACACAAATAAAAGCAGAAATAGATGGTGCGTTAAGTGCAATAGGTATTGATAGAGAATTATCAGAAGCAGAGATGGTAGCTTTTGCAGACTTCTATACTGAAGCAAGTAAAGACTATGAAACTGCAGTTGCTAACTTTAACAAGAATTATGACTTAGCACAACGTATGTTTCCTGGTGCAGATAAGAATTTGACAGTACCTGAAGCACCACAAGCTAGTTTGCAAGAGTATGCAGACAGTGTATTAGGTGCAGAGGTACGAGCAACAGAGCAAGCAACAAAGGAAAGAAATGATCTTAGCTACTTGTTTGGCACTCTTGATAGCATGTCCAGGTTGGCTAGTGGTTGATGTATCTGACTATACAGGACAAGTAAATTATTTATCACCTATAGGTGTTTTTAATAACGAAGTACCACAAGACGAAACTGAAATTATAGAACACAAAACATCACAAGCTGCTATTGACTTTTTAAAAGATAAAGAAAAAATAGAACTAGAAGCGTATGATGATGGTGCAGGTAATTGGACTATTGGTTACGGACATACAGGTAGAAGTAGTGGTGTACCTGTAAAAGAAGGCATGGTAATTACAGCAGAAGAAGCTGAAGAATTATTAGTACAAGATTTACAAGAGTTTGAAAAGAATGTTTATAATCGTATGGTCAATTACAATACGCCATTATCACAAAGAGAGTTTGATTATTTAATTATTGCTACATTTAACAGAGGTAATGACATAGTAGGTAAATCACTGTACGAAGCTGTAAGTAAAAGAGATAGAAATACTATTACAAAACTTATGGCAAAAACAATAGCGGAAAGTGATCCTAATGTTATTAAAGGTTTAGAAAATAGATTAGTAGATGAAGAAGAGTTTTTATTTGACTATTCACAATATATACCAACAACTACAACAATGGGACCTGTAAATTTACCAACAACTACAACCACAACAATGCCAGGTAAAACACAGGCAGGTTATCCATTTGATATATACACACCACCAAATCCAAAAAAAGAAAAAGATAAATTAGAAGGTTTTTTAACAAAAATGGAAGAACTAGGTATAGCATACGAAAATAAAATAAATGAGATACTAGGTTTAGCACCAGGAGAAAAACCACCAAAACACGGTGTTTTAGGAAATGCAGTAATACAGAAATTTAATAAATGGTTTGGTAAAAATGGTTGAACAAATACCAGTACCAGATAATTTGCCACCAAAAAAATTATATCATGGTTCAGGTGGTTTTATAAAAGGACCAAAAGGCGTAATAGCAGCAGATAATATAAATTACGATATAGGATTTCACGTTGGTACATACAATGCTGCTGTAGACAGAAGAGCAGGAACTTTTGGTGATGACAATATAAATAAAATTATTAAAACTGCAGGACAATATGTTGATGATAAATTAGAAAATTACAGTAGTGATTTCATGATTGCAGCAGAAGACTATAAAAAAACATTTGATAGTAGCAGATCAAATCCTTTATTTTATGATGAAAGTATTTTTTATAAATTAAATACAGATAAACCATACATACACGAAGTTAGAATAATGGGTTTTATGGAAGATGATAGAGCTACAATGAGATTATTTTGGTCTGATGACGTAATAAGAAGCACATTGCAAGGCAGGAAACCAGATATTATTGAGACACAAGAATATGCTTATGTTGATTTCGATGAATTAGGACAAGTTGATGAGGTATATTCTGGACCACAATTTGATAGTTGGATAAAAAGTCAAAGTAAATTAAACGCACCAGAGTATTTTACAAATGATATTTTGTATGAAATAACTATGAAACCAGAAGCAGTGCAAGCTAAATTTAAAGACATTGGTGAAGTATATCTAGCTTTTGATGGTACACATATCCGTTTGTCTGACGCTGATAATATGGCAAATAATCTACAAAGATATGTTGCAGGATATGATGGCAATTTAGATTGGAACGGTGTTAGTGCAGGTGGTTTTATTGCAGAGTTAGACATTGCAACTGCAGACCAAGTACGTGATGGTATTATCAGTCCAAATCAAGCATTAGCTAAATCAAAAAATTTATACAACGGCAGTGAGTTTTTAGATGAATTTGGTAATGCTGACATGCTGTCTTATACAAATGTTGTAGAAGATAAAGGTCAGAAAAGTTATATTATATTAAATGGAGACATTGTAGATATACAACCTGCTAATACAACAGATCAAATTAAGTTTCAACTCGAAGTAGATAGAAAACAAACAGAGACATTTATGAAACCACTTAATTTATATAGTGATGTTGACACAACACAGGTATTGGATATACCTGAAAATGTTACTAAACATATAGAAAGTGATTACATTATGTCAGGCATGAGAAACATGGACAGAACTGTATCTACGTCAAAAGACGCACGTATATTATTTTTAAATGATAATGTTATTCCCACTGTTAAAGGCACTGGCAACATAAACACATTGTCAGATGAAATTATAAACATTATAAATCCTGAACAAACACTTAAAGAAAAAGCTAAAAAAAGAATAGCAGACAGAGGTAAAAATTTAGGTAAAAGATTAGGAGTAGTAAATCCATTAGCAGGTGGACCTATCGGTGCAGCTATTATGGAAGCATTAGATTACTATGAAACATTTGTTATGACTGCAGGATTAGCGTATGGTTTTGCACCAGACATAGATACATTTGTAAAAAACCAAGCAAACAATATGTTGGAAACTATGGCAGGCGCAGCAGGATATAAAATAAATTTAGACGATTACGAATATGATTGGCAAAGAGTAAATAAATCATTAGATTGGATAGAAGCTGTATCACCAACAGATATAGTATTAAAAAAAGCAGGCAAACTTATAAGTGAAGTAGGCGATACTGGTGCAGTTACAGGTTTTGGCTATGTACCTATTGAAGATACATTAGGTAAAACATTGACATCAGGGCAAACAAAAGAGAAAGAAAGAGATCCTATGTATGATAGAATAAGTAGGACATTTAGTGGACAATATTAATGGCAGTACAAGATAAATCAGCAAATAGACTTATAAACACTATATCTAAAGACTTTGAGATATGGGAAGAAATAACAGAATTTGGTAGTAAATTCTATCTTGTTGCACAATTACCTAGCTTTGAAGGAAGCGGGGGGGTGTTTACATGGCGTTACGAAATATCAGATTGGAACGCAGTAAAAGAAAAAGTAGCAGGAAATAATTTAGTAGCAAATGTTGTTGTAGATAGTGACTTTAATATTATTGAAGGTACATCAAGTATTACAGGACAAGACTATAGTAATAGCTTTTATTTTGGTAATGCTAACCAGTTATTGTTTTCTACAGCAGAACCAGGTGCAGAACCTTATGATCACTTAGTAGAAGCATTAAAAGAAGAAGCTAAATATAGTGAGTGGATATTGTCAGAAGATGAAGATGGTAGATTAGATTTCTTAGCTATAGCTATAGAGAATGCACTAGAAGGTAAACAAGTTAGAGCAGCAGATCTACAAAGAACTACTTGGTGGAAAACACATACACCTACAGAACGTGCAGCAGCAGAGTTGTTTGCAAGTGATCCTGCACAATATAAAGAAAAAGTTTTAAACACACAACAAACAATTGTTGACGGTATGATTGCACGTGGTGTGCAAACAATAAATGCAGATGTAGTTGCAGGTCTAACTAATTTGTTTAGTAAAGGAACTATATCTGATGAAGATGAACTAGGCAAGATATTAGATAAGATGGTAAATGATCGTATAAGATATACACCAGATCCAGAAGTACAAGCTGTATTAACAGGACAAAGTTTTGACACAATACTTGCTACAAGAGATTTAGCATTAGGTATAGATCAAATTATTGGACCTGGTGCTAGTGAAAACTATGACTTAGAAGCTGTATATAAAGAAGCACAAGCTAATCCTGCATGGTATAGCGAGGTGTTCATACCACAAGTAGAAGCAGCATTTCAAACTAAATATTCACAGTTTCAAGGTACAGAAGTAAAATCATACGAAACTGCAGCAGGTGCTTTTAGAAATGAATGGGAAAGTATTACAGGACAAAAAGCAGATGAAACGTCACCTGCATGGCAAAAGTTTTTTGCAACAAATGATGTAAAAGAAAGAGAAGATATTGCATTTGGAGAAGCAGCTAAATTAGGTACACAAACTTATAGAGATACATTAGCAGCTAAGATGGAAAAATCTTTTGGTAGAGCAGGACAAAGAGCCACAGGCGGAGGTAGATTTCAATGAGCATATTAGCTAGACTTGCACAGTTACAAGGTATAACTATAGATGGATTAGAGCCACCTAGAACTACACCTACTGCACCAGACAGAACACAAGTTAGAAATATTGTGTCAGCACCAGTTTTTGACTTTGCACCAGATCAAACTATAGAAGAAGTTGTTGAAGCTAGTGCAGGTGCAGCAGAAGCTGCAGGAATAATATCACAACCACCAGACGAAATTATACCGCCAAGTGAACCACCAAGTGATCCATTGGGCGGAGATGAATTAACAGGCGGTGCTTTACGTACAATAGTTTCTACACAAACAGTTATAAAAAATGGTAGAAATGTATTACAAACAATATACAGTGACGGAAGCATAGAAGAACAAGATTTAGGTCCAGTAGATGAAGGACCTCCTGCACCACCACCACCTCCAGGAACTACAGAAGTACCTGGCGATCCAGTAGAAGAGTTTGACGCAAGAGAATATGCAAGACTTAATTATTCATGGTTAGGTGATGATCTTATAGATACATTTTTACAAGAGTTTAATACTAATGGTGGTGATGAAGAAGAAGCATTAAGAAATCTTAGAACTACACAAGCATACAAAGATAAGTTTCCTGGAATATTTAGAGAAGATGGCACAACACTACGTATAGAAACAGATACACCAGAGCTTGATTACCTAAAGATACGTGAAGACTATGGGAACTTGTTACAAGATTACAACCTTAATCCAGAATACTTTGAGGGACAGATAGAGACATTGTTTGAAAATGATGTTGCACCTAGAGTATTTGAGCAAAGACTTAATGTTGCATACAACAGTTTGTTTCCACAGTTTGACGCAGTAAAACAATACTATGTTAACAACTATCCTAATATCTTTCCTACTACAGAAGATATTACAGATGAAGCTATATTTGCTAGTTTTATATCAGAAGATGTATCAGCAGATATTATCGAACAAAGAGTTAATGTATCACAAATAGGTGGTGCATTCTTAGAACAAGATTTTGCAATATCACAAGAACAAGCACAACGATTAGTTAGTGCAGGTTTGTCTGGTACTGGTGCGCAACAGTTAGCAGCTAGAGCAGAGACACAGCTACCAAGATTGCAAAGATTAGCTAGAAGGTTTACTGGTAGAGAAGATATATTTGGACTATCAGAGTTTATAGAAAGCGAAGTCTTTGGTGAAGGTGTTGCAGATCAAGTAAGAGAAAGACTAGAAGCAGAACAAGCTACAGTCTTTACAAGAGAAGGTGGCGCTGCAGTTACACAAGCAGGTGTTACAGGATTGGTAGAACAATAATGTTTAAATGGGTTAGAGCAAGAAATAAAAAAGGTCACTTTGTTGCTGACAAAGCATGGACATGGTGGAATGACGCTTATAAAATAAAATTAACACAATCAGGAAAAAATCTCGTAGCAGTACTTTTATGTGTTATAATAATATTACTGGCGTGGGCAGTATCCGCTAGGTAAAAAATAGATCGCCATTCTGGTTTAGGGTTCCTACGTCCTAGCCACGTATTAAATTCGTAGAGGTGTTGTATGCGTAATTACAGCGCCCATTCAGCATGTAAACAAATACTGTAATCACTCCCAATACGATCCACACCTTATTGGAGAATAGTGTAATAGTGTGAGAAATGGAGAATATCAATGACAGACGAAATAATGGAAAGCAACGAAACTAACGAAGGCATAAAAGGTTTAAGGGAAAAACTTAAATCTGTAGAACAAGAGAATAAAGAACTAAAGAATGTTGTAAAGACTTCTTTGTTTAAAGATGTTGGATTAGATCCTAATTCTGGCACAGGTAAGATGGCTTACGATCTTTATGATGGAAAACCAGATACTGCAGAACTAGGTTCATGGCTTAAAGAAACTTACAATATCGATACTGAAGTACAGCAGAACAACGAAGTAGCTGCTGCAAAGATCGCTGAAAGTGACGACAAGCTAACACAAATACAACAAAACTCTGCAGCTGCACAACCTGCAGATTGGACACAGAAAATGCAAGACGTTATAGCAAGTGGAGACACTTCTGTTAGAGATAGTCTAAGAGCAAAATTAGCTTTACAAGAAGAACTTAAAAGAAAATAACTCGTAAGAGAGAAAGGCACATTTAAACATGGCAGCAATATCAGGTGCAAATCCTATAGTCGCTAGTGACGTGAACAACTTTACTGGTGAACTGTTCAAGATCACACCTCATAGAACACCATTACTTGCAGCAGCAGGTGGTTTGAATGGTGGAGACGCAATACAAAGCACATTCTTCCAATTCCAAACACAAGACAATGCAACTGTGACCTCTGTTACTCCTGATGATGAAGGTGGCGCACCTAACTATTCAGGTAGAAGCAGATCAGCACAACAAGGTGTTCTACAAATTTTCCATGAAGCAGCACAAGTATCTTATACTGCACAAGCAGCTTCTGCGGAAATTGTACCGTTTGATCTTAGCGGTAACTATAAAAACTCTGATCCTGCATTAGCATTAGCAGGAACAAATCCAATTACTGATGAGTTAGCTTATCAAATGGAATTAGTATTAGAAACAGTAGCAAAGAAAGTCGAATGGTCAGCATTTAACGCTTCTTACAATGACGGTACCACAGGTAATCGTCAGATGAGAGGTCTTAAAGAACACCAAGACTTATCAGGCGGAAACTCTGTCAACAATGATGACGGAGGAGGAACTCCTGCAGCACAAAAATTAAACTGGGCTATCATTGCTGACGCTATGAAAGCGTTATATGACGCAGGCGCACCAATGAGACAACCAGTACTTTTTGTTTCTCCAACAATGTTGTTGGATCTTAACAAAGAATTGATTAGTGCTTCAGTAGGAACCGTAAACTACGGTATTTTACCAAGAGACAGAAATGTCGGAGGTGTTGACATTGATACAATCGTCACACCATTCGGATCACTCGGAATGGCATTATCTGACTACTTGCCTGCAGGAACTATTTCTGGTTCTAAGCAAGCATTTATCGCTGACCTATCTTTTGTCAAACCAGTATTCCTTAACATTCCAGGTTATGGAACTATGTTTGTAAGAGACTTAGATCAAAACGATAACGCAAGAATTGCAAAAGCAGTATATATGGAAATGGCTTTCGATTTCGGACCACAACAATATCACTGTGCAATCGACAACGTAGTAGGTTAATCCTACTAATTATTAATACTCTAAGACCGCTAATCCACCTTAGCGGTCTTTAGAGTA